AGTAAGCGGTCGCGCCGCTGCTCAGAGCCGGGATGTCCACGTTGCCCTGCAGGCCGGTCAGCACGCGGGCGCCGGCCTCCACGACCCGGCTGCGGTTCCGCAGCAGGTCGATGAAGCTGCCAGATTCGTGGTCGGTGGCCACGATCTCGTCACCAGAGCCGGCGTAAGAAACGGCGGTACGGGTCAGAGCCTCGTAGGGCACGTAGAAACCGCGGGCAGGTTTGCCGTTGATGTCCTCGATAGCCTGGTTAACCTCGGCCTCCAGGCCGGCCTTGGACCAGTTGCGGGCGTGCGAAGCCTCGGCGGCGCGCAGGATGCTGTACCGCTGGACCTCCTTCTTGCTCATGCCGACCTCGGGCACGGTGTTGATCGGCTTCGTGTCCTGGCGGGCGTCCAGGATCGCCTGGCGCAGCTCGTTGGCGTCGTTGCCTTCGGCGGCCATCTTGGCGGCCAGCTCCACGCAGTCGTAGGTTTTGCCGATCTCGGCCATCTCACGCACGCGGGCGCGCTCGGCCTCGCGGACCTTGTTCTCGACAGCCTTGACATCCACCACGGGAGTCTCGGCGCTCTTGTTTTCGTTGCTCATTTCCTGTACCTCTTCGGTTTGTTCCACCTGCTCGACAGGCGGATCTTGCTCGGAATCAAATGCCCGCCCGATACCAACAGTCGGATCAGCGGGAACGGGAACGGTGGAGATCTCAAGCGGAGTCCAGGAGGTTACCCGGTAGGTGTCCAGCCCGCCCTTCTCGCCCTTCTTCTCCAGCGCCATATCGTGGATCTCATATCCCACGCTGATATGGCGTCGAATGCCGGTCGCGATGTCTTGGAAGATCTCTTGAGCGCGTGCGCTTTCGCCGAATCGCACGGAAGCCCGGCCCCGCCGGTCCTCGTCAATAGATGCAACCTCGACCACGCCAACCATGTCATCGGTGTTGTGGTTTACCAGGACGGGCGCGCCGTCCACCAGCCTGTCCATCCGCACCGATTCGGGCGAATGGTCAAGAATTTCGACTCCCCAGAACCGCTCATACGGCAGTTCGCTGCTGAACGCCAGGTCAACGGTGCGGAGATCTTCGTTAACATTGGACTGTTCCACGCGGAACGTCCGGTGCTGGACCTCGCCAGCCACCTTGCGGATCATTTCATCAGACATTGTTCACTACCTCGGCAACTGTAAGGCCAAGTTCTGCCAGCCTGGCTTTCTCCTTGGCGCGCTCCTGGAAAACTTCCTCTGGATCTTTTCCCGCCTCGCGAATCACCGCGCTGACGGTCGTGATGTTGTTGTTGATCGCCATAATGCTAGCGTTCATGTCCTTCTGCGGATCGACCCAGGCCCAGCGGCGTGCCTGCCACGACACCCGGCCATACTTCTCCTCTGGGCCGGACAACGGCACGCCGAAGACGGTGATGGCGTCCCGCAGCCGCGCCTCGCGCATCCATGCTTCGAAAACTGGCCGCAGGTACGCATCGATAAACCACTCTTGCAGCGCCTTCCACGCTTCGCGCTCCTCCAGCACGCCGGCCCTGATCGAGCTGTAGTTCACGCCCTCAAGGTCATTTGAAAGGCTCACATAGCTAACGCCCAGGCTGCCGCCGATTGCCTGCAGACAGGTCTTGACGAACTGCCCGAACTGCTCATGTGGATAGCGCGGATCGAACGCCTGGAAAGTCTCGCCGGAACGCAGGTTCTCAATGATGCCAGCCTCAAACTCCGCAACGGTGGCACCGTCCGCGTCCACATCATCGCCAACGTACTCACCGTCCGTGCTGGTGATAAATCCCATCTTTGAGGCACCAGCGCGGGCGGCCACCAGCGCCGCCTCGTAGTACCCGTCCAGCATTTTCAGGCGCTGCAGCGCGGTGGAGATCCAAGGGTATCCGCGGCCCTGGTTGACCTGCTCCGGTAGGTAAGCGTGGATGATTTCACGGGCGGGCACCCGCACATAATGGTTGCCGTTCGGCGCCCGGTAGGCGTCATCTGAACTGCTGCGGATGTGGTAGGCCGCCACCCTGCCGTTGCTGTCGTATTCGATGCCCAGCCGGATGACGCCGCCGCTATTTCTAAGCTCGGCGTTGTAGTCCGAATCCAGCGACTCGGGGTCCATGTGCTGGACCAGCAGCCCGAACTTGCCGGCGGCCTTCCCGGTGATCTTTCTGGCCAAGATTTCGCCGTCGATGGCGGCACTGGCAATCGCCTGGCGCTGCATCTCAACGAAGGCCAGCCTGCCGTAAAAGTCGCAGTTCTCAGGCCGGCACCAGTCGCGCCAAGCTTCCTCGATGGCATCATTAGCCGGCCTGTCATGCATACCGCTATAGCCTATGCTCTGGGCCTGCAGGACCACGCCACGCGGGCCGATGATGTTGCCCTTGACCAGGCCCACGAACCGCCGCACGAAGTCGTTGTTGTGAAAGCTGTCCCTGGATCTGGCCCGCAACGGGCGCAGGTCCGCGGCCAAGACCTCGTCCGGCGTCCGTGGCGTCGTCGTCCACTTGTAAAGCAGGTTCCCGCCTTTGGCGCCGGCGAAATTCCGGCGGCCACGGGCCGGCAATGCGCGGCGGCGCGGCGGCGCGGATCGTTTAAAAATGTTTGTCCAGAATGCCATCATGCCGCCTTAATTCTTGAAGCGGATGCGGACCTTGCCGCTATGCCCAAGGCCAGCAGAAATGCGCTCGGCCCTTAATTCCCTCTGATATTCGGCGCGGTATCTGTCGCGGGCGACGATCAGCTCGTCCAGAGTCATCTTGGTGATCGATCTGCCAGCGACACTCATGCTGCTGGCGTCCTCGCTGGCCCGCCCCGCAATCACGCTTTCGATAGCATCCAAGACCTTCTTAACGTGGCTGCGAACATCCGCTGCACCGGCGGCGAAGTTTGGCTTAACCGTGCAGGTGCCTGCGCCAACCTGATAACGCTCACCACTGCTGGTGCCGGTCACGTATGCCTGCCAGTTGTAGGTGCCCGCCGTCAGAGTCGCGCTAGTCGCCGCCGTGATGGTGATAGAGTGCGTGTCGCCGTCCGCTGTCCCGGTGGCCGTGAACGTGGCCGACGAGTTGACATAAACGCACGTGTAGGTGTAACTACTCGCCGGGTAGTCGGCGAGAGCCTTAGTCCACTTTACCGTGTCGCCAGCCGTGAACTGGGTCGGCTCGATTGTTGGAATCGTCGCTGCCATTAATCCACCTAACTGATGGTGTACTCGTAGCCAATGGCGGCACGCTGGGCACTGGTCAGAGAGTCCGTCAACCCGCCGTCGGTGTTCGCAGCCAGCCAAGTGTCGATGGCAGACTCAAGCACCGTGGTCGCCGTGCCCGCTTCCCACTCGGCCTGCAGGCCGGCGTAGGTGGCAAACGGCAGCGTGGCCGTCACCACCACACGCCCGTTGCTATACAGGTCGATGATGCAGAGCAGCGCAGTGCCGTCACTCTCGGTGACAAACTCGCCGGTGCTGTCAACCGTGTATGACGGCGGGCGCATGACGTTCAAAAGTTTCGCTGTACCAGCCATTTGCTACATCCTCGTAAAGTTGACGCCGACGCTGTTGTTGTACGGGAAGGCGTTAACCTCGCCGGCGCCCAGCCCGGAGAACACCTGCTCCCCGGTGCCGCCATCGATATACAATTCACCGCCGGTGGAGGTGTAGAAGGAACACCCGCACGCCCTGACGCTGACGCCGTTGTCGGCGTAAATGAAAGTCTGGGTTCCGGCGCCGGCGTAGCCGCCATGGTTAAAATTGCTGCGGTGCAAGTAGACGTTAGATTTGCGCGATTCCGGCGTGCCGTCATCGTTCTGCGCGTCGATAAGCCTGGCAATCCCGCCGTCAAGTTCGCCGCCGGCGTAATACCATGACGCAATTTCAACATTGTCCATAAACAGGTCCGCATAGCCGCTGATGCGGATGCCGGCGGCCCAATCGTTGTGCGCGCCCCAGGTCTGCAGGCGCAAAGAGCAGTTCGTGAACCCGATAAAACCGCCATACCTGGTGGCGAAGTTCGGGGCGTTACTGTTGAACTGCAGAAGATAGGCTTTGTCTATCAGGCCGATGTTGCTGGCGTTGTAGTAGTTCTCAAAGCCGATGTTGACGAAATGAACAGAGATCGTCTCCTCGTCGGCCTGGTTGATCGTAATCACAGGAGACTGAACAGCGGCCTGCCCGCGGATGACAGTTGACCTCATACCGCCCAGAAAACCCATGTGCGGTTGATGCACCCCCACCAGGGTTATGCTGCCGGTTATGGTCAGGTTTTCTCCGTAGCGCCCAGGGTAGACCATGATGATGTTGCGGTCGTCGTAGCTGTCGCCCTCCGCCGCCGTTATCGCCGCCTGGATCGTGTCGAAATGACGACGATCAGTCGCGCTGCCGTTGCCAAGGTTCGCAGCGGTGAAGGCGGGGCTTACCCAATAAACACCGGCTGGTGCCAAGGCAGCGTCCATGTAGGCAAAGTTGTTGTTAAGCGAAGTATCCCACCCAGTGCTGGCGCCGCTTTCCGGCTTCGTCAGGTACAGAGATGATGTGTAAGTGTCAGCCATTATTTCCACCTGTTGACGAAGCCGCCCCGGCGCGTGGTCCGATTACTTCGGCCACCTCGTCCTGTTTTTTCTTGCGGTTCCGACGCTGCCGGTTCATCTGTTAGCCGCCGCGCCAGGGCATCGATTTTCGGATTAAGGAGTATCTTCGCCGCCCATGCGTAAGCCATGCAGTCCAGCGCCTCGTTGCGCCGCCGCATGGCCTGCCACTCACGGTACGGGACACCCTTGCGAAATCTGGTAACTATCTTTTCTGCAGTGAGTTGTTCGAAATATTCGGGGCCGAAACAATCATTCATCGGGAAATGGATATAGCCGGGACCGGGGCTGGCCGTGGCCAGACGCGAGTAGACAATGCTTTTTATTTCATCAACGCCCAGCGTCCACAACTCAACTTGACGGCTATCTCGTCCAGAACGCTTGCGGCTGGGCGCGGAAACCGCCGGGCGCCCGAATCCACCCACGCCCTTAATGGCGAAAACTCGTCGGGATTTTCGCCGCTTGCAGTACTCGTATACCTGCTTTGTGTGATGGCCTCCGCTGTCAATACATGAAGCAGAAACGCCAAGTTTATTTCCCGATTCATGTTCCCACTCGCCGGATATCAATAGATCGTCCAAGTTTTGCCAGACTGCCGGCAGCGATGGATCGCCGAAAAGAACGTGGTGGCCAATCGCCCAACACTCGTCATGACCGCCAAGGCCAAGGATCGTGGCCTCTAGCCGATCTCCCTGTGTGTCAACACCCGCAACCAGCACCACGGCGCCGGCGGGCACGGGCGCCGCGTATGCCTCTTTGCGCTTCAACAGGGCGTGAGGCTCGACCGTCTCGCCCTGCTCTTCGAACGTCTCGCCCAGGCTGGTGTTTATAAACACCCGCAGCAGTTCGCTGTCCTTCTTGGCCTCCAGGAAGTCGGCCACCATGTCCCGCCACTTGCGCCACGGCGAGTACAGTTCGTTCAGGTGGAATCCGGCGATCCTGTCGCTGAAGCCTTCGGCCACCCAGCGGCCGCGCTTCAGCATGGCCGATTTCTCCTGCTCCTGGATCGCAGCCCCACAACCATCGCAGCAGTAGACCGGGTCATTGCCGTCCCACTTGCCGGCGTCGTCCTTCGACCACCGGACATTGGCCCAGACCAGCGGCTGCATGAGCTGGCAGTGCGGGCAGGGCACATAAAACTTTCGCTGGTCGCTATCCTCGAAGGCCATCTCAATGCGCGAGGCGCCCTTAACCGTAGGCGTGCTGGTCAGCACGATCTTCCGGTTGTGGAAGGTTGTCGTGCGCTTGCGGGCCAGGTTCAGCGGATCGCCCTCGGTCCCGGCGCTGATCGGGTAGCGGTCGATCTCGTCGGCCAGCACAATCCTGATTGGCCTGGACGCCAAAGAGGCCGGCGAATTGGCGCCGCACATCGTCAGTTGGCCGCCGGGAAACTTCTTGTGAAACACCGTCGCGCTGGCGTTGTCCTTGGTCTTGCGGCTGCGAGAGTCGTTGATTTTACCCCGGAGAGCCGGCGACGAGCGGAACATCGGGCCAACGCGGTCCTTGCTAAAAGCCGCGGCCATCTCCAGGGTGGGCTGCAGCTGCAGCATCGGCGCTGGATCGTGATCCGCGTAAAAACCAATGGCGTTAAGCAGGATTTCAGACTTGCCCACCTGGGCGCTGGTCATGATCACCACCGTCTCGTAATCATCAGAGGTGATGACATCCATCATCTCGCGCTGATACGGTGCGCGGTCGGTACGCCAACGACCCGGCTCACTGCTGGACTCCCCAGACAGCACCCGGTTGGCATCCGCCCACTCGCTAATTGTCAGGCGCGGTGGCGGCCCGACCAGATCGAACATCGCTGCCCTGATCTCGGCCAGCCCGCTGCCGCTGACTTGCACCGTTTCCACTTTCCTTAAGCTCCGTCAGCGCCTGGAAGACCAGGTCTTTGAGTTCCGTCTCAATTTCCTTTAGCGATAGCCCCACCACGCGAACCGCCGCGGTGGCCGGCAAGTTCAGAATCTTCGACCTGAATGCCGTTACCATCTCTGCCCAATCAAGGCTAACCTCATCGGCGTGGATCAAGTCGCCGCGCAGGACGCTCACCTCTAGCTCGGTCTTGTCCGCTTGCGCCTTTTTCAGGCGGGCGCTTTCGTGTGTGTGATCCAAGGCTCCCTGGTCATCAACGTTATAGATGGCCGCAAGCGCATCGGGCGGTGAGTACAGGATTGAACGGCCCTCTTTCCGCAGCGGCTTCACGTTTTTCAGCTTCGCGGAGATCGTACGGCGGTCCCGGCCCGTCAGGACGGACAGCGCAGATATACTCAGAGGTTCCGCAACCATCCTACTCATGGTGGATCACAGGTGTGTCAAAAAGTGGACAAAAACGGGCACTACGGGCACC